GGTTGACTCCTACGACCTGGATGCCACGGTAGACGGAAGGGGATCGAAGGGTGCGTTACACATGTACAACAAGTTCAGCCTGAACCGCCCCCCAAACATGTTTGTGGTGGAGTACGCCTCCCGTCCAGACCTTGCCAGTATTTTTTATGAAGACGTTCTGATGTGTGCTTTTTACTATGGCTACCCGCTACTTGTAGAGAACAACAAGTATGGTATTGTAAGATACTTTGAATCAAGAGGTTACGACGGTTACTTAATGGACCGCCCCAAGCACCTGCTCAGTAGTTCTTCACATGTCAATGTTAAAACAAAAGGTATACCCTCTAACTCTCAAGATGTCATTCAATCACACGCTCAGTCAATAGAAAAATACATCCACGAACACGTAGGTATAGATCACGAAAGCGGAGAGGTTGGGAAGATGTATTTCAATAGAACGTTAGAAGACTGGATAGGATTTAAGATAGACAAGAGAACCAAGTTTGACTTGACGATTAGCTCAGGATTAGCGCTTTTGGCTGCTCAAAAATCAAAAGAAAAAGAACGGGCTAACTTCCAGGAGAAGGTGTTTTTTAGAAAATATAAGGTCTAGCCCGTATTTGTTATATTTGCAAAATACGCCTATAGTGCTATCAACAAATGAATTACACAAACGACAAGCGTAAAAGCTCCTTTCCCGATCCTCTTGCTGATACAGAGACTAAAAAAAGCAACTCTTACGGTTTGCAGTATGCGAAAGCGATTGAGTCTCAGTGGGGAAAGATGACAAGCGCAACCTCGTTGTATGGTAGAAGAAATGTCATTTTTGAAAGGAGCAGGGATTACGCAAACGGCACGCAGGATACGAACATCTATAAAAAGCTTTTAAGATCTTTATCTCCTAATGATGGAGACGGCACTCTTCTTAATCTTGACTACACTCCAGTTCCGATCCTTCCAAAGTTTGTTAGGGTTGTGGCAAATAAAATATTGTCTCGAAACCCGTATCCAAATCTTGAGGCTGTTGATCCGCTTTCTTCTTCAGAAAAGAACAATAAAAAAAGATCCATAGAGCTTCAGGTAGAAGCAAAAAAACAATTACAGCAACTGAAAGAAAATACGGGCATGGTTATCGGAGAAGATCCAGATAAACTTCCTGACACTCTTGAGGAGGCTGAAATTCTTTTAGGGACAAACGTAAAAACTGATGCTGAGATCGCAGCTCAGATCGGAACTAACATGACCCTTTCTTGGAACTCGTTCAATGATAATGTGTTTCGAAGATGCGTAAACGATTTAGTTTCGTTGGGAATGTCTGTTGTAAAGAGAAGCAACGACCCAAACGAGGGCATTAAAACGGAGTATGTAGATCCAACTTCATTTATTCATAGCTACACAGAAGACCCTGGCTTCAATGATATGATGTATGCTGGTCATATTAAAACCATTTCTATACAGGAGCTAAAGAGGCTAGCTGGACATGAGCTAGAGGAAGAGGTTTTCGAGAAGATTGCTAAGTCTGCGAAAAACAGAGATGGCAATGACCCCAACGCTTACAGCAGAAAGTCATACAACAAAAGAGCTATGCGTCAAGAATACGGCTATGACGAATACATGGTTGATGTTCTTGATTTTGAGTTTATATCTGTTGATTGCATTTACTTCGAAGAAAAACAAAACAGGTTTGGGAACGTCAACTTCTTCATGAAGGGGTTTGATTACGAAGAAAAGCAAGGCAGCGTGTTTGATAGGACTCCACGCAAAATGGAAATCTCTACTGTATATAGCGGGTCTTACGTCATGGGTGGTTCTGACATCCTGTTTAATTACGGGATGATGAAAAACATCCCAAAGAATATTCATGATCTTTCAAAATGTAGGTTGTCATATTCTGTTGTGGCAACCAACATGAGAAACATGATGCCTAAATCTATGGTGGATAGCTGTACTGGCTTCGCTGATATGTTGCAGCTCACGCACCTGAAGATTCAACAGGCTATCGCCAAGGCAAAACCCGATGGCTTAATCATTGATATTGAAGGTTTAGAAAATGTTCAATTAGGCAAGGGTGGTGAATTACAACCATTAGATCTCCATGATATTTATGAACAAACTGGTGTATTCTATTACAGAAGTAAAAATCCTGAAGGTGGATTCCAAAACCCGCCTGTAAGAGAGATCGGTAACAGCATCCGAAATATCAACGAATTAATTGGTTTATACAACCACTATCTACGAATGATCCGTGACACCACGGGAATCAACGAGATGATGGATGCGTCTACTCCGAAGGGTGATACTTTGGTTGGTGTTCAGCAGAACGCTATTGCGGCTGGAAACAATGCCATCTATGATATCACTAATGCTTCTATGATTCTTTACAAGAAGGTTTGCGAAGACATTGTAAAGTGCATGCAAATTCTTCCTCAAGATTGCGTATTGTATAGGCATTATGAAAACGCTATAGGAAAAGAAAACATGTCTGTTCTGTCCTCGTTTAGCGACTTGCCGATGTACAACTTTGGTGTTCAAGTTGTAAAAGAAATGGAGGATCAGGACAGGGTTTACCTAGAGCAAAACATACAGATGTCTATTCAGCAAAAAGAACTCGATATTGAAGATGCTATTGCTATAAGAAACATGAAGGATGTAAACCAGGCTGAGCGTCTTCTAGTTGTCCGCCGCAAAAAGCGTATGGCTAAAATGCAAGAGATGGCTATGCAGAATTCGCAGATGCAGGCGCAGTCAGCCCAGCAGGCAGCACAGGCCTCCTCTCAGGCTAAGATGCAAGAGATGCAGATGGAGGCCCAGCTGGAAGCCCAGCAGCTTCAGCTGAAGGCTCAGCTGGAAGGTCAGCTCGAACAGGTCAAGCATCAGTTCAGAAAAGAGATTGAGCTAATTAAGGCTCAGGCAACGCTTGGCTTTAAAACTGATGAGCAAGAGTTTAAAGAAAAGTTAGAAGTACTGAAAGAAGACCGAAAAGACGACAGGGTTAAAAAACAATCAGCAGAACAAAGCAAACTAATTTCTCAAAGACAAGGCTCACGCGGCGAGCTGCCAGAAGCGGCTGAGAATGTAGATGATATCGTAAACTCATTATTAGGTTAATATGGCTAGTAGCGTAAACTTAGACGTAGCAGAAAGATTAGACATCATTTGTAGAAGAGGTGATACATTTTCTTTGACCCTTACCCTTAATGATTCAAGCGGTACCGCTATAACCTTAGCTACATCTGGCTATGATTTTTTGATGGATGTAAAAACTCCTCCCCAAAGAACTAGATCTGGTGTATCCGAGAGAGAAGTTATTGCGTCTAGTAATTTGTCTTCTTCTAAAGCAAACGCCAAACAACTTAGTGAAGAGCAAAAAACTAAATTAAGCACTGGCTTTGAGTTCACAGATATCACTGACAGCGGAACTGTAAGGGTTGCTGCATCCGCCGATACGATGTCAAATCTGCCTGTCGGTATATTTAGTTACGACATCCAGCAACAAGTAGGCGGTGTCGTCACAACTATCCTTAGAGGTTCTTTTACTGTAAACGAAGATATCTCTAGGTAGCATGGCTATAACAGTTACTTCTAGCGGTGGAAACTCTATCACCACTACGGAAACTGGTGGTACTACGATTACCGTAAATGAATCTTCTACTTCCGTAACGGTTACCCCTCCTGCCTCTAGTTCCATAACGGTAACAGAAAAAGGAGTAAAGGGTGATACGGGGGCTACAGGGGCTGCAGGGGCTGCAGGGGCTACAGGAGCCACAGGCGCTACGGGACCAGCAGGCGCTGACGGAGGGGCCAATATCTCTTTAGATGGCTCTCCTCAGCTTAGCGCAGATTTGGATGTTCAGTCTAGTAAGATTACTACGTCTACTAGTAACGGCAATGTAAGGATTGACCCCAACGGAACAGGGTGCGTTGAGATTATGGGTGACGGTAGCACTAGTGGCACCTCAGGAGCTATACAGTTAAATTGCTCGTACAATACGCACGGTGTTAAGATTCAAAGCCCAGCTCACTCTACAGGGGCAACATATACCTTGACGCTTCCCCCAGGTGTAGATTCTGGTGATGCTAATAAAGTGCTTCAAACAGATGCTAGCGGTAACTTAGACTGGGTTGCTTTGCCGTCAGACACCAACACTCAAAATACAACTACTCTATCTTTTGTAGACAGCTCTGATGACATCATTCTTAGAAACACCACAGGCGGTGCAGGTTCTGGGACTGACGATATCAAGTTTGTAGCTGGGTCTAATGTAACCCTGACTCATACAGACGCAGACAATATTACCATAGCGTCTACTAATACAACCGATTTACTTAGCGATACAGCCCCACAGCTTGGTGGTGACTTGGACCTGAACGGCAATAAGATTACGAGCGCTTCAAACGCAGACATCCTTATTGAGCCAAACGGAACTGGCGATATCAACCTTTCTGCCGACACTATTAATCTGTCCGACAACACTAATACTGGAAGGCTAGAAATTGGCTCTACCGACATAAAGTTAAAAAGCACCAATGTCGGAAACATTTTTACTGCGCTAACAGGTTCCAACAGATTCACAATCCACCAGCCTTTAGCATTGGGATCAGGCACACCCGCTTCTACCACACTTATGGAGATAAAGGCGGATTCAAGAACACATTTACTTTGTGAAAACGCCAGCGGCAATGAAAAATTTAAGATTGCGGTAGACGG